AATCCATGGAAATTTACGATAGAAACTTCCTGGACAAACCAACAAAGTTTTTATTAGATAATTCATCCGATTTATCAACGACTGAAAAATACTCTGAACTCTGTGTTAAATATAATTTTGAACACATCAAAAAAGACAATTTGGGTATTTGTGGTGGTAGACAATGGATTGCTGAACACGCTCAAGAAAACAAATTTGATTTTTATTGGTTTTTTGAGGATGACATGTTCTTCTATAATGGTGCTGATGCTGTTTGTAAAAATGGATTTGTTAGAGAAATTCCGGACCTTTATAACAAAGTAATGCAGATTGCCTCTAGAGATTCTTTAGACTTTTTAAAGTTAAATTTTACTGAATTTTATGGTGATAATGGAACTCAATGGTCTTGGTATAATGTCCCACAAAGTGTTCGTGAGGAATATTGGCCCGAAAAATCGACGTTACCAGTACAAGGTTTGGACCCAAATGCTCCAAGAACCAAATTTACTGAAGTAAGGTCATATAAAGGTTTGGCTTATGGAATTGGTGAGGTTTATTATTGTAACTGGCCACAAGTGGTTTCAAGATACGGAAATGAAAAAATGTTTTTGACTACGAAATGGGACCGTCCGTTTGAACAAACCTGGATGTCATACATCTACCAGGAAATAAAAAAGGATAATATTAAACCAGCTTTGTTGTTTGCAACACCCACTGAACACGACAGATTTGAATTCTACGATGGTAAACTAAGAAAAGAGTCCTAACAAAGTATTTATCTTTGTATGGAATTCTTTATTAGAAAAAACGCTACACTACCGGTCCTTAAAATGCAAGTTGTGCAGGATGGGCGCAGTAGTTACGGTGATACTATGGAGTTTTTGGAGCTCTCAACAATTTATTTTTCAATGGTAAACGTTCAAACAGGAATTCCTAGAATTGTTGGTGCTCCTTGTTCTATTGTAAGTTTGATTCCAAATGAGCCAGGAGCCCCAATAGAGTATTATATTTATTACCAATTCACTTCTAGACAAACAGACACTCCCGGAAGATACCAGGGTCAGTTCCTAATCAAGAATAGTGGATTGTTAGGTACACAGGCAGGAAGTTTAATTGTTCCAATTAGAGAAGAACTTTATATCAATATCGAAGACAGCTTTATTTCTGAACAAGCTTGTTGCTAGATTGACCGGTTGATTTCACTTGATTATATTTATTGAAGAATGAGAAAGACAAACTTCACCATTTGGTGAAAGCTAATGAGTCGCTCGGTAATACTTTAATAAAATGATTGATTCAGAAATCATCAAATCCTTCCTCGAGGGTAATGACCCTGAGGAGTTTATTGTTGCTTGTGAATTTGACTACGTGTCGGATTCAATTTACAAAATCAAAGAAATTCCTGGTAAAGGGAAAGAAATTCGCAAAGATACTTTTATCCCGTTCTGTTGGGTTGGTGACCTACATAATATGGGTTTTTATCAAAACTCAAAAGGTCTGCAGAAGGAAGCAATGACCAAGCATGGGATTGTTATTACCAAACTGGAAACCCACGGTGACCCTAGAATGGAAAAGGGTTTAACTTTTATGGTAAAATCTCTAAAGGGATATAGAAGTTTAATTCAATTCTTCCGTGAGGGTGGTGCCGACCCATGGGGTGAAAAGTTCAGAGAGAAAATTTTACTTCTTCCCCCCGTCGAACAGTACTTTATTTCAAAGGAAAAACGATTGTTCAAAGGATTTGAAGATTATGAAGATGTAACCCGATTGGTATTTGACTTGGAGACCACATCTCTTGAGCCGAAGGACGGTAGGATTTTCATGATTGGTATTAGAACCAACAAGGGTTACAATAAGATTATTGAATGTATTAACGAGGAAGACGAAGCTAGAGGTTTAAGAGAGTTCTTTGATATTATCAACGAGCTAAAGCCAAGTATTATTGGGGGGTATAACTCAGCAAACTTTGACTGGTATTGGATTTTTGAGCGTTGTAAAATTCTTAAAGTTGATATCAGAAAGATTGTTAAATCATTGCATCCACAACATTCTATTTCCCAACGAAAGAATATGTTGAAGCTTGCTAATGAGGTGGAAGAGTTTCAACAAACATCCATTTGGGGATACAACAACATTGATATTATCCACGCAGTCCGTAGAGCTCAAGCTATTAATTCATCAATTAAGAGTGCGGGGCTTAAATACATTTCTGAGTTCATCGGTGCTAAAGAAGCGGACCGAGTTTACATCGGTCACGAGAACATTGGTAAGATGTATACTGACAACCACGAATATTGGCTAAACCTTAAAAATGGTGAATACCGCAAAAAGGGAGATTTTATGGACTTGGATAAGAAATTCCCTGAAACTTATTTTCTTACAACTGGAAGTGATATTGTCGAGCGGTATCTTCAGGATGACTTGGAAGAAACTTTAAAAGTTGATAAGGAATTTAACCAAGCATCGTTTCTTCTAGCTTCGATGATTCCAACGACTTATGAGCGTGTATCCACTATGGGAACCGCAACTCTTTGGAAGATGCTTATGTTGGCTTGGAGTTATAAGAATAACTTGGCTGTTCCGGCTCGTCAGGGTAAAACTGAATTTGTGGGTGGATTGTCTAGATTGTTAAAGGTGGGGTATTCCAAGGATGTTCTTAAACTTGACTTCTCTTCGCTGTATCCGTCCATTCAGCTTGTGCATGATGTATTCCCAGCTTGTGATGTTACCGGAGCTATGAAAGGTATGCTCAAATACTTCCGGGATGCTCGTATCAAATACAAGCAGCTTGCTGAGGAGTATTACGAGATTGACCGCAAGAAGTCTGAATCATATGGAAACAAGCAGTTACCTATTAAAATCTTTATTAACTCCATGTTTGGTGCGTTGTCAGCTCCTCAGGTTTTTCCATGGGGTGACATGTATATGGGGGAACAAATTACTTGTACAGGTCGTCAGTATCTGCGTCAGATGATTAAGTTTTTCATGTCCCGTGGATATACCCCCCTTGTAATGGATACGGACGGTGTAAACTTCTCACTGCCCGATGGTGCAAAGGATAGAAAGTATGTTGGTCGTGGTCTTAACTGGAAAGTCAAAGAGGGTAAAGTTTACGAAGGTGCTGAGGCCGATGTTGCCGAATATAACGATATTTTTATGAGGGGGGAAATGGCTCTTGATACGGATGGTGTTTGGCCATCATGTATTAACCTCGCTCGTAAAAACTATGCGGTTATGGATTACAAGGGTAAGATTAAACTTACTGGTAACTCCATCAAATCCAAAAAGCTTCCAGGTTATATTGAGAAGTTCTTGGACAAGGGTATTAAGATGCTTTTGGAGGGTAAAGGAAAAGAATTTGTTGATTACTACTATGAGTATATCGAAAAGATTTACAATCAGCAGGTTCCTTTGGCTCAGATTGCACAAAAAGCGAAAGTTAAGCAGACCCTTGAGGATTACAAAGTTCGTTGCACACAGACCACAAAAGCGGGGTCTCTGATGTCACGTCAAGCTCACATGGAACTCGCAATTCAACACAAGATGAATGTGAACCTGGGGGATGTTATTCTTTACGTCAACAACGGAGAAAAAGCTTCTCACGGTGATGTTCAAAAAGTTCCTGCAAAAAAATATTCTGAGCTTCAAAAGAAAAAGCATTTTGATAAAACTGGTGAAGTTCTTCAGGACGTTGCCTCTTATATTAATTTGAATTGCTACATTTTGGATAATGATGAGCTAGAAAACAATCCTGAGATGACAGGAGATTATAATGTTGCTCGTGCTATTACCACATTTAACAAGCGAATCGAACCTCTTTTGGTTTGTTTCAAGGATGATGTACGAAATGCTTTACTTGTGAATAATCCTGAAGACATGGGGATTTTCACAGCTATTCAGTGTGAGCTAATCAACGGATATCCAATGGGTCCGGGTGACCAGGATGAACTTGAGGAGGTTATGGCTTTGTCAGATGGCGAGGTAAAATACTGGGAAAAACGAGGTCTTTCAGAAAATTATATCTATGATTTGGCTGAAGAAGGTTGGGCGTCGTATATTTACAGTCATGAAACTGAAGCACATTGTTAATCTGAGCCTTGACAACCCAGGAGCAGACTTTTGGATTGTTCGTCGTGGTAATGCCAACCAAGTTGGTCGTCCAACTCGTGAATACTCTCCTGAACACATCGGAGTAAGTGTAACCCGTCCAGACTTGATTCTGGCTGATTATCTTTTCTACGTGTTTGAATTTATGGCGAACAACGGAGTATTCACTCAATTGGCACAAGGAACTACTGGTCTGAAAAGTATAAGTGTAAAAGATTTGAAAAATATTCCTCTTAAGACATCTTAAGTCCGTCAGAGGATATAATATACCAAACACCTGCGCAGAATCTGAATTCTACGCAAGCTCCCTTGTCGATTAAAATTTCATCATATTCCTCATCGATTTTACCGATGTCTGGGATGATGAGCACTTTTGTCATTGCTTTGATTACAGTGTGGTCTGTAGATATACTATCAAGCCTTACTTTTGCTTGAGGTACACCTCTTATCACAACGCAAGCCTCACCATGGGTTTCGTAAAAGACTTCGGAAACGACAGACACCTCTGAGGTGTGTATTACTTTTCCGTTTATAATTCTTTGTGAGGGTACATTTTTTAAAACAGCCATTTTTATATTACATAAATTTGTCTGGGCATAGCTCTATACTTCATTTGCTTGTTAAGGTTTTCAGCAAGCAAAGCTTCTTTTTCCATTTGTTTTTCTGGGCGAAGTCTTTCGAGACGAAGTTTGAGTTCTTCTTCCAATTTAGCTTTTTCATCCTTTGATTCTGTCTGCAAGGATGTATAATCCATTTGCAATTCAGAATCAGGAGTTTTAAGGTTACCAGAGAACTTACCCCTTACTCTTGCTAAAGTTTCTTTAGCATAAGCGGTAAACCACTTTCTAACCCATTGTTGGGCAGGGACGTTTAAATCCTCCCAACTTAGCTGTTCAACTGGCACGTCCGATGGTAACTTGATAATGTCTGGGTTGTCCTTCAAACATTTTGCTCTGCTGTCACCATCAACATCGTAATACCAATACCAAACAGCTTTACCTGTGTATTGTGAATAGTTACTCCAGGAGAAATTTGACCCAGGGGCATTATACAGGGTCACCAATCTTTTACCGTCTGGTAACCCTGTAATTTTATATGTTAATTGACCACCCAAGATTCGGTTAAGAATGTTTGCTTCTTGAGCTCGTAGCAAATAGTCAAAACCGCTAAGCATGAAATAGGAACCTGCATTACCTATTTGTGCATAACCAGCTTGGTTTGCACCTAAACCTAGACCACCGAAACCATAATCGGTAGTTCCAAATAATGCTAAGTTTTGGAATGGTTGGTTTGAAAACCAAAGAAGTTCGTTGATTTCACGACCAGCAGGTATTTCGTAGGATTGTGTATTGGCACTTAAAACAAAGTAATCTTTCTTTATAACATATGGTCCAGTAGTTTGCAATCCAACAATTTTTGAATATGCGTATGTAAATTGGTCTTCAAGGTTGAATGTTCTAGTAGTCAATGCTCTTGCTACAGATTTTTCACTCATGTTTAAATTGACCAAGTTTACCCAGTTTGATTCAATAAGCCAATCAAGAGTATATTGCTCGTAATCTTCTATGGAAAGTTCCATTAAGGAATCAAGCATTTCATCCTCTAATTCAACTGCTCTAAGTGGTGCACCTAACTGGTGACGGAGCCTAGTATAAATTCTACTTCTTTCGGGTTCTGGTAATACTGCCATACCAATAAATACCTCGCTTATCTTAAATCGTATAGAAGAGATTTTTTCTCGAAAACATAATTACCCATCACAATTTCACCGTTGTTTTCAAAAACAGCAACCTTGTTGCCCTTTACAAATACCATAAGGTCAACATTGTATTTTGCAACCTCACCAGTTTTAGTTACGATAAGCTTTCCGTTTTGTTCCAAAATTTCCGCAAACCCTTTAATTTGAGCAGTTTTTTTCACCCCCTCAATGACAATGTGAGCATCGATTTTCTTCTCTGCATCAATAGCTTTACCAGCACCAGACACTCCGATAACTTTGACATCAGGCAAACTTTCTTTCAAAGTTCTCAGCGCAGATTTTTCTCTTCTTGAACCAACTTTATCTTTTTCAGTCAGAATTTGCATAACCGCTTGGAACGTTTTGCCATCAGTATTGAAGATACCTTTACCAAACTTTTCAATCCAGTTACCAAATCTTTTCATTTCAACAACTTGCTCTCCAGGTGGTTTGTCCGAGAAACTAATTGGCTCCTCACCCTCTATCTCCGCAAGTCTTTGATTTACATCCTTCATAATCATACAAAAAGTCGAGTAGTTGGTATTCAAAAAGTTGATTACACTTCTACCCGGTTTTTCCAAATAATAAATTCCTGGGATTTCACCATTTTCTTTTTTATCGTGATACTTGTCCGGGAAAACTTTTTTCAAAGTCCCGTTAATTGTATTTTTGTAGATGTTTCTTGCAGGAACATTCACATTGAAAAGATTTCTAAAGAATTCAATATCAGCTCTACTGCAGTGCTCCGCTTTTGTCTCTTTGAGCACAAGCCCAACTTGTTTTGATTCAAGAAGCTTGGTTTCAGTTTTGAGTTCAAACATCTTTTGCACAAAGTCCCAGTTTACTACCGTCCAGAAGTTTTTGATATATTCATCCCTTTTGTTTTTGTATTTAAGGTAGTAGGCATGCTCCCATAAATCCAAACCAAGAAGTGGGTAACCACCCCCTTCGATGATGTTCATTAGTGGATTGTCTTGGTTGGGGGTAGACATAATTTTCAGCGTCCCTTTGTTTGTTAGAACGAGCCATACCCATCCGGAACCAAATCTTTGACGAGCCACATCCTCAAAACTTTTTTTGAACTTTTCATAAGAACCAAAATCTTTTTTAATTTTAATGATGAGCTCTTTGCTTGGTCTTTGTTGAGTGGGGGAAAGCATGTTCCAGAATAGTGCATGGTTGAATGCTCCACCTGCGTTGTCTCTAACCCCTTTTGGGTAGCGTGAGATGTTTTTAATTATTTTTTCTAAGTCGTGGTCGCCTTTTCTTTTTTTTAGCATGGCGTTGAGCTTATCCACATAACCTTTGTAGTGTTTGTTGTAGTGAACATTCATAGTTTCTGAATCTATGAATCTCTTTACGGCTGAGTAACTGTAAGGGAGTTTTTCTATTCCTATTTTTTTTCCTTCTTGAAGAAGCTCTCTTACTTGTTCTTTCTTTTGTTCGTGAATAATTTGCTCTTGTATTTTATTGACTTGCTCTTGTATATGTTCCATGGTCTTATTGTTTTTCTATAAATAATAGAAACCGACCGATTATTTTTTCCGATTGATACTGTTTAAGATTTCTTCTACAATATTTGTCTCGTCTTGGGCTCCATCGCCCATAACGGTGGCTATAATTTTTTTTTTATTGTTTACGATATCATAAATTATCCCTTCCAAGGTGTTTTCATACAAAGGATAATAAACGAGAACGTTATTTTTTTGACCATATCTATATGCTCTATCTTCAGCTTGAGCCATATCTGAAGGTAAAAAAGATAAGTCATTCATAATAACAGCTTCTGCTGCGGTTAATGTAATTCCAGTTCCAGCTGATTTTATATTACCAACAAAAACTTTAACCTTTTCATCTCCTTGGAATTTGTCCACAGCTTCTTGTCTTTGAGCTTTACTTGTAGACCCATCCAAACGAACCGCAACCTTTCCAAAGTGATTATAGATGGTCTCCAAAGAGTTTGTAAAATTGCAAAAGATAATTACCTTCTTACCTTGCTCAATGATATTTTCAGCAAGTTCAATGGTGTGCTGCGTTTTTTCATCAGCAATCAGCTGACGCACTTGAATCAGTTTGGTAAATTGAATTGAAAGGTTTTTGCTTTCCTCTGGGTTCTTTTCATACCAGTTGTAGTATTCACCCATAAGCTCCTCATAGTTTTTGGAGCGCAATCTCAAATAAACTGGGGTAATAATCTTTTCTGGTAAATCCAATACATCATCTTTTAGACGTCTAAGGATTGTTGCTCCAGTGCGGTCCCGAAGTTCTTCCAAGTTAGATGCTCCCATTACATTCCACACTTTTCTTGGACCAACTCTAAATTGGTAGCCCGCACAATATCTTATAACATAAGCCATCCAGTTTTTTGCAACTGGTGAATCAACCAACGACAAAAGATTGAAATAATTGATAGGACGTGAGGTCATAGGGGTGCCCGTCAATAACCAAAGTCTGTCAACATTTTTTACTAGGTCGTTGATAAGTTTTGTTCTTTGAGCTTGTACGTTTTGAATGTAATGTGCCTCATCAATAATCACCAAATCAAACTTTGACTTTAACATTACCGAGTTACTGTGGTCTTTGGCATCATGAAAATTTTTAATGATGTCGTAATTCATCACCACAATCTCCGCATCTTCGGAATAATTTTTTCCCTCACAAACATAACTACTCTTGTTGCTGTAGAGTTGGTATTCCCTTTGCCAGTTGATTTTCAGTGATGCTGGACAGATGATTAAAATCTTCTTGGCTCCGGTCTCTAATGATGCAATAATTGTCGATGTGGTGTTATGTGTAACAATGCAATGTTCAGTTACATATAACTTATCAGGAGAATCCACCGATATACAAACACTATCTTCAAAACCAACTTTCTCAATATTTTTAATATACCTACCTGTTGGGTATTTTTTTGGTTCAATATATTTATTTGCCTTTCTTTTTAATTTAAATGGATTCATTCCTTTTGGTAATTTAATATTAACCCGATAGGATAACTTACCTTTCTTTTTTTCACCATTATAAGTATAAGTTGGAATACGAGTTTTTACTCTTGCAATACCACCTAATGTTTGTACAATTTCAACAACGTCATCACATAGTTGTTTTGAAATGGTGCTAAATTCAGTTCCTAAAAACTTTCCACCACCATTAAACATACAATGACCGTCAGTGTCCATTAGTCCTTGTAGTATTGACAGTCTATTTTCAACTGATGAATATTTGTATATTTCTGGAATAAATTTGTTATGCGAACGTGTTTCGTTTAGTTTGAGTCCGTTCAACACACCCCTACCGATTAATTTATTTCCTTTTCTCTGATTTTTAATTTTTTTATTTTCATTTAAACCAAAACTATCAAATAGTTCATCATAATCGTCACAGTGTACTGTAAAAACACAGGATGATTTATTTATGTGTCCATCCCCTAAAATCAATCCTAAAAAATAAGGATTAATCGGAAGATTGTCGTTACGTTCAAATTGAATCGGTTCTACAATAGGAATTTGCCATTTATTATTACTATTTGGTGATTTGTAATAAGTTTCAATCTCATATTCCTTATCTTTATTATAATCAATACCTTTAACTTTAATTTTACCACCCTCATACATTTGCTTTGTCGAAAGAACTAAAGATTTTTTTCGTCTACCGTTTTTCGTGTTTTTACCATAATTAGGTGATAAAACTGACCATAAATGTTCGTCTCCCGTTAAAATTGAAAATCCATCATTAAATGTTATTCTATAAGTTTCTTTTACACCTTGTGGAAATACACCAATCACATTATGAGGTTTGCCATCACTACCAATAACCTTATCCCCAACTTTAATATCCCCAATATTTTTTCTACCAAATGGGGTAAATATCCTGTTATTTTTTGGTTCGCATTTCCCGAGTCCCATATCATCAGCAAGAATATATTTTTTGTTTTTCAACAATTCTTCAATGGCGGTCTTCTGGTGGTCAAGTGGGGGGCGATGTGAATACTTTGAATAATCCACCTCGGCAATTTCAACTTTGTTGTCCTTAATGATTGCTGCTTTTGGAATCCACAAGTCTGAAAGTTCATCGTTTTCAAAGAACTTACCCCAGATATGGTATGCTTTGTCTTTTTCTGTTAAAAGTTTTTCAATCCACATCTTTTCTGGGATGTTCATCAAAAATCTTTCATCGGCAATTTTGTTTGCAAAGTAGGTGTCAAGAACTACCCACTTCTTAGCTACCATAGGAACTTTATCGTGGTTTAATAAAATGTATTCAGCTTGACTTCTTGTCGGATAAAACTTTGAGTTTTTTTCCAGCTTGAGTTTTAAACCCAAAAGATAATTGTTTGCACCAGCATAATTTTCTAACAACAAAAGTGTTTTAGATTCAATTGGTAATTCAGGACTCATCATTTAACTTGAACGTATTTTCTGGAGCTCCAATACTCCTCCCCCCCGTAATCAACAAATATTTCTTCTCCCTTTTTAATATTTTTTGTTGAAACGAAATCCACGGTAAAGGTTTTTTTATTGCTGAAAAAATAACTATTTGGTTCATTAGAATGATTATAAAATGAACCATAACCCATTGCCATAACGTAAAACAATCTTTTTTCGTTTTCTGTCCACCAAAATCTGAAATCTGCAAAGAGTTCATTTTTTTCATCAATATCAAGCCGGAGCAAGGGACATTTTTCAATTATTTCCCCCTGGAGAATATCCTGTGCGGCAAATACACCAAGCCCATGAATTGGACTTGGATGTACAAAAACTTTAGGTGGGTTTTTATCAAACATACTTTATCACAAATATATCACCTCAGCAGGTATTTATCAATAAATCAGTTATGGCAGAGAAGTTAGTCCCAATTACTAGATTAGGTAAATTCTTCGGGGGGGAAGATTACTCCCTTGATTTATCTATGGGCCAGGAGTGGCTTGAGGGGGATATGAACTTCACCGTTATTTTGTATAGAATTGACAGATACAAAACTCGTATTGATGATGTTTACGGAGAATCTCCCGAAGGAGGTATTCAATTTTTGGCTCCCGTTGAAATTAAAGGGTTTGTTCAAATCTTGGCACCCACAGGTCAAAGGCTTGGCACTTCACGAATCGAACAGAACGAACCTGGTAATATGCGTTTTTCTGTTTACCAGTCTTACCTTGATGAATTGGGGGTTGATATCGCTTATGGTGATTATCTTGGTTACTACGAAACTGAAAGCAAAGTTCGTTACTACACTGTCTCTGATGATGGTCGTGTGGTATCTGACAATAAACACACATATGGTGGTTACAAGCCGTTTTACAGAACTGTTATTGCTGTACCTTCATCACAAAATGAATTCTTTGGAACCTAATGGCATTACCTAAAGTACCTATTTTCAAACAACAAGTGAAACCTAATATCAATTTGGTTCCACCAAAAATTCTTTCTGCCAGAAGAGAACAGCTTCTTCAGTTTATAAATGAAGATGGAACTTATCTTCCTCAGAGTGTATTGCATGCTGATTTAGACGGGGGAATGTTGGAATTTGTTCAAACCTCATTAAAGACTACCGTATCCGGAAAAGACATTAGTGTTGTTGATAAAATTATCACAAACCAAAGATGGTCCCAGTTTACTGAAACTTGGAATTTCGTTGACCAAGATTTCAACGTTCAGTTACCATTTATTACTGTTGTTCGTCAACCTGAGGTAAAATATGGTAGTAACCCTTCCCTTCAATATACTATTCCAGTTAGAAAACAATTTTATTATGCTAAAGTCCCTACTTGGAATGGAAACCAAAAGGGGTACGATATTTACACCATACCTCAACCTGTTCCGGTAGATATCAATTATAGCGTGAAAATTCTTTGCAATAGAATGCGTGAGCTGAACACATTCAACAAAAACGTATTGCAAACTTTTTCTTCTCGTCAAGCCTATACCTTCATCAAAGGACAATATGTGCCAATTATTATGAATAACATTTCTGATGAATCTGTTATTGATGTTGATAAAAGAAACTATTACATCCAAAGTTACGAGTTTACCATGCTCGGCTATCTTATTGATGAAGAGGAATTTGAAGTAAAGCCAGCAATTTCCCGTGTTGTTCAGCTTTTTGAAGTTGATAGTCAAGTTCCTGTTGGTCGTAGAGCTGAAATAACTCCTCCTAATCCTGATGAATTTACTTATAATTTATTTTACACCTCGGGAAATACTTCAATTCTTGACGATAAAGTTGATTATCGAATTAATTTAAGTTTGGTAAGCACTTTGAATGTCGATACCTATGATGTATACATCAATAATGATTATTATGGTCAAGATGTTTCAATTATTCAGCTTAACACTGGAGATTTATTGAGAGTAGAAATTACCAAAGAAACCCCAGGCGAAGAAGCCAATATTGAGTTTCAAGCAAAGCTTGTTTAATTCTCTCCATAGATATCTTTTTGCTTTTTACAATTGTCTAAAATTAATTTTTCTAGGAATTTGTAAATCTTTAATCCATGGTCATCACAATACTCTTTTAGCACTTGATGGGTGGTTTCTGAAATTTTCAGGTTCTTAATCTTCTTGGGGGCACTTTTCATAAGGCAGAAAAAAAGCAGAAAAAAAACATACTGCTTACTAATACATAGATAAAAGTCAAGTTTTTTGTGTTTAAATCAAATATTTATCATAAAAATAAAACCGAATAAGAAAAATTAAAAAATGTTTTTTCAAGTAACATCTCAAGCAAACCAAAAAGTTTTTGTATCCCCAGGGGTTTATACATCAGAAACTGATTTATCGTTTGTTGCTCAAAGTGTTGGTGTAACAACTTTGGGTTTAGTAGGCGAAACACAAAAAGGTCCTGCCTTTGAACCAATTTTCATCACCAATTTTGATGAGTTCCAAACTTTTTTTGGTGGTACTATACCAACCAAATTTATAAACACACAAATTCCAAAGTACGAAGCTGCTTACATAGCCAAAGCTTATTTGCAACAATCTAACCAATTGTTCGTAACTCGTATTCTAGGTCTTTCCGGTTACGATGCTGGACCTTCTTGGAGTTTGCAAGCTATCGCTAATGTTGATGGCACCACTGTTGGTATTAACACAAGTGTCTCTGCAGTTACTTACACGGTAACTTTTTCGGGTAATACCTCTGGTTCTACTCTTAATTTTGGTAGTGGGTTACCTCCGGTTATTTTTAATTCACTCCCAACACAATACACATTGAATGATGGTTCAACATCTACCTACAATGCTGACTTATTCGGATTTATGATTGATATTTCGGGGGATACAACTATTTCTGCGACAACAGTTAATGTATATGGCTCGATTCCAACAACAGGTTATACAATTTTAGATAATGCTTTTGCAAATGTTGAAAACATTTTTGGCTGTGATAATTTAAGTCTTGATTCTGCTGATTTAACTGCTGGAACTAACGACCCTTGGTATTATGCAACATTTGATGTTACAGGTAACACTAATGGCTACTCTGGATATTCATGGTATTATGATGTTACAAACTTTGTGACGGGTGCTTCTGGTTCTTTTACCGGCACAATTACTGGTGTCTCTTACACCTACTCGGGTACAGCTTATACCGAATGGAATAATTTAATTCTAGCTACTGTGCGTTCTCGTGGTATTTCTGTTTACAGCTCAAGTGAGCATGGACCACAATACCAAGTAACAGGTTTAACTGATTTAAATTTAATTTGTACTGGGGCTTACTCTGGTATTTCTCAAAGTCCTTTTGCTACATTCCAATTAAGTGGTGTAACATATGAAGGGAATACGTTTACTTTTGACACATCGTTTGACTCTACTAATGCGAACTACATCACTAAAGTATTGGGTATTACTAACTTCTCTAAACCAAGACAAGAAGTTCCAATCTATGTTGAGGAATCTTATCTTGGTATGTTGAACTACGGATACAACAAAGGATATGTTCGTGGTATTAAGTGTGATATGATTGCACTTCCAGAAGCTCGTGATAAGGCTTCTACAACTTCTATTGCTTGGTTCCTTGACCAATATCAAACTCCAAAGACACCTTTCTTTGTATCAGAATTGCGTGGTAATAAAGTTTATAACTTGTTTAGATTTGTTGCAATTAGTGATGGTAACACAGCAAATACCGAAGTTAAGGTTTCAATTGCAAACATTTCATTCAATAACGGCACATTTGATGTGTTAGTGAGAAACTTCTTCGATACTGATGCGAATCCAGTTGTATATGAAAAATACACAAACTGTACTATGGACCCATCACAAAATAGCTTTGTTGCTAAAAAAATTGGTTCATCAGACGGTGAGTACCCTCTTAACTCAGCATACCTTATGGTTGAGCTCTCTGATGAATATCCTGTTGATGCGCTTCCTTGTGGTTTCTACGGACTAGAAGAGAGAGTATATGAAAGCGCAACGAACCCTTCTCCATTCCCTATTATCAAAACACAATACTACTTCCCTGGTGAAACAATTTATGACCCACCATTCGGAACAAGCGCTGGTGGTGCAAATATCGTTACATCATCTGGTGACATTGTAAGAAGAACATATTTGGGAATTTCATCACAATTTGGAATTGACACAGATTTACTTCAATACAAAGGAAAGAAGAACCCCGTAGCTAACTGGGATGTTGCAACAACTTCAGAACCTTGGAACTACCAAACAAAAGGTTTTCACATGGATTCTGGTGCAACAGTTGTGACAATTTCTAATTCCCAAGTAACTAGTGGAACTCCAGCATTTGATTGTGGTGTTGCAAGTTTTGACTCCGAACCTACTTCACAGGCTAGTCCATACTACTTCATTTACTCAAGAAAATTCACTTGTGTACTCCAAGGAGGTTTTGACGGATGGGACATCTACAGAGAATTTAGAACAAACCAAGACAGATTTGCTCTTGGAGCTTCAGGATACTTGCAGGGTTCAACCCAAACACAACGTTACCCAACAGCTTCTGGAGATGGAACTTTCAAAAGAATTGTTGTTGAAAACAACACTCAAGACTTTGCTAACACTGACTACTACGCATATTTGTTAGGTCAATTGACATTCAATAATCCTGAATCCACGAACATCAATGTTTTTGCTACTCCAGGTATTGACTATGTAAATAACTCAAATCTTTGTGAGTTGGCAATAGGAATGGTCGAAAATGAAAGAGCTGATGCGGTTTACATTGTAACTACTCCAGATTATAACATGTATATTCCTGACGGGACTTCGCAATACGAAATTATCTACCCGCAGGCAGCTGTTGACAATTTGGACGGCACAGGCATAGATTCTTCGTATACGGCAACTTACTATCCTTGGATTCTTGAAAGAGATACGGTCAACAATACTCAAATTTACATCCCACCAACTGGTCAAGTTTGTAGAAACCTTGCGCTGACTGATAACATTTCTTTCCCATGGTTTGCTTCGGCTGGTTACACGAGAGGTCTTGTTAATTCTGTTAAAGCTAGATTGAAACTAACTCAAGAAGATAGAGATACATTGTATCAAGGTAGAATTAACCCTATTGCGACTTTCTCGGATGTTGGTACAGTAATTTGGGGTAACAAAACTCTCCAAATCAGAGATACAGCACTTAATCGTTTGAATGTAAGAAGATTGTTATTGCAAGCTAGAAAGTTGATTTCTGCTGTTGCTGTCAGATTACTCTTCGAACAAAACGATGAGATTGTAAGACAACAGTTCTTGGACTCTGTAAACCCAATCTTGGATGCTATCAGAAGAGACCGTGGTTTATATGATTTCCGTGTAACGGTTTCTTCAACTCCGGAAGACTTGGATAGAAATACTCTTACTGGTAAGATTTATCTCAAACCAACTAAGGCACTTGAATTCATTGATATTGAGTTCTTGATTACACCTACTGGTGCGTCGTTCGAAAATATTTAATATCTTTGGGGTGGGAAAAATGACTTTCCCACCCTTTTTTTTCCTTTTCGAAAATGAAAACTAAATCAACATCGTCTTTCAAAACTGGAACTCCAGACCTCAAATACTACGCATTTGATTGGGACGATAACCTGGTGCACATGCCCACCAAAATAATTCTCTTAGACAATAAAGGTTCGGAAACCCCAATGTCTACAGAGGATTTTGCCACTTATAGAAGTAAGATTGGAAAAGAAGATTTCAATTACAATGGGAAAACTATTGTAGATTATGCGCCAAAACCTTTTCGGTTTTTTGGAGTCGACGGGGACCAAGACTTTTTGATTGACGCAATGAAAGCAAAGTTAGGTCCGGCATGGTCAGACTTTAGGGAGGCTATTAATAATGGGTCAATCTTTGCAATCATAACAGCGAGGGGACACAATCCAGAAACCATTAAACAAGGAGTTTACAATTACATAAAAAATAATTTTGGCGGTATTTCTAAGGAAGCTCTTTTAAAAAACCTGAAAAAATTTAGAGATTTTTCTGGGGAAGAAAAAATGACAGATAATGAGCTAATATGGTCTTATCTGGAACTTAACAAATACAACCCGGTAAGCTTCGGAGTAGAGGAAGATGCGGCAAATCCCGAAGAAGCAAAAGTATTAGCCATGGCAAATTTTGTGAAGTATGTCAAAGCAATGGCAACAGTCTTACAAAAAAGTGCTTTTCTAAAAAAAGATGTGGCTAACAAATTCATTCCGAAAAAACCAACGATTGGTTTTTCTGACGACGATGAAAAAAACGTCTATAGTATAAAGAACTACTTTAATAGTATTAAAGAACCTATTAAATTATATTCTACTAAAGGAGGAATTAAGAAAGAAGTAAAATAACTAAGTAAATTAATTAATATTATTATACTAATACTTAATACTTATATGTGAATTTTACCAACCGTGGAAAAAAAGTAAATAGAAAAAGTTTTCAACCATGGGTATATTTATAATAAACGATAAAAGTAAAAAATAAGAAAACACAATGGCGGATTTATTAATGAAAATGCCGATTCCTTATGAACCTAAAAGACAAAACAGGTTTATTTTAAGGTTTCCATCATCTTTGGGTATCAATGAATGGTTCGTAGAATCTACTGCTAGACCACACATCACCATCAACCCAACAGAAATTCAATTTTTGAACACCTCAACTTTTGTTGCAGGAAGATTTAACTGGCAAACAATTCCAGTAACGTTCCGTGACCCAATCGGACCTTCTGCAGCACAAGCACTTATGGAATGGGTTCGTTTACACGCAGAATCAGTAACAGGACGTATGGGATACGCAGCCGGTTATAAGAAAGACATTGACCTCGAAATGCTAGACCCAACGGGTGTTGTTGTAGAAAAATGGATTTTGTACGGAACATTCCTTACTGACGTGAATTTCAACTCACTCAACTATTCTCAAGACGCTCTTGCAACTATTTCTGCAACATTGAGAATGGACCGTTGTGTATTGATTTACTAAGTATTATTTATTTACTTTTTTGAAGTCGTATATTTAACCGTAGAGCCGCACTCTACGGTTTTTTTATTATGGACCAAGAAACTTTAAATTACTCTCAACAACAATTTTCATTACCACATGACGTGGTTCCACTTCCTTCACAAGGGGTATTCTACAAGAATAAAAAGTCGAGTTTGAAAGTTGGATACCTAACAGCTAATGATGAAAACATCCTTATTGCTGGTGGAAAGGATATGACAATTAACCTTCTCCGTGCAAAAATTTATGAACCAGGAGTTAGACCTGAAGAGCTTTTAGAAGGTGACATTGAAGCTATTCTCATTTTCTTGAGAAACACAGCCTTTGGTCCAACGATTGAACTCAACTTAACGGACCCTAAAACTGGTAAGAAGTTCCAAGCAACAGAGAGATTGGATGAATTGAATATAAAAAAGGGTGTTGAACCTGGCGCAGATGGCACTTTCACAGTAGAGCTTCCAATGTCAAAACAAATGGTAAAGCTAAAACCCCTTTCTTTTGGTGAAAGCACAGAGATTGCTAATATGATTGACACCTACCCCCAAGGTAGAGTTGCACCAGCAAGAACATGGAGATTGCAAAAGGAAATTGTTGAATTGGGTGGAGTGACCGACAAGGGTGAAATCCAGAAATTCGCAGAGGCAATGCCCTTGGCAGATTCCAAATTCATAAAAAAATTCATGAATGAAAACGAACCCCGCTTAGATATGGGCAGGGTTATTATTGCCCCGTCAGGAGAAAAGCTGTTTGTCAACATCGGCTTCGGGGTAGACTTTTTTCGTCCTTTCTTCTGATTACAGAAAAAGTCAGATTGACGAGTATTATTACTTGGCAAAACTTTTTCACGTCTCATATTCAGATTTTATGAATATGCCTGTCTTTATTCGAAAATATATGCTCGATAAATGGGTTGAGGATAATGCGGAAAAATAATCCAAACTCTATTTATAATTTAAAGAGCTTACATGGCTGAAGAGGATTTAAGAGGAGACAAACTGTTGGGGAAACTCATAGGGGAATCTGCAGACCTTCTTGGAAATATTGGTAAAATACAAGATGGTATTACCGATATCAATCGTGCGTTTGGTGAAACCAGAACTAGATACCTTGAATTTTCAACAGCAGTATCTGATAGTGTTGCTGATTTTACCAGATTAGGTGGTAAGGCAAGTGATGTGAGTGCCACAATTACAGGTATCGCAGAAGCTTCTCGAAGAAACGTTGTTGCCACACAAGAAACCCTTACAGAAATATTTGCCACTTCAGAATATCTTGGACTGACCGCCAGTCAAATTACTGAAAGTTTTGCGGTCGCTGGTGTTGAAATGTCCAATGTTGCTGATGAAACGGAAAAAGCGGTTTCTTACATTCAGTCAATAGGATTGAACGCAGTCACCATTATGGGTGATGTTGCGGGTAAGATGGAGCTTATGAACCGCTTTAACTTCGAGGGGGGGGTTGTTGGTCTTACCAAAATGGCGGCACAAGCGTCAATGTTAAGGTTCGATATGAATGAAACAGCAACGTTTGCTGATGCGGTAATGAACCCCGACGGTGCAATTAAAATGGCATCAGCATTTCAAAGATTAGGCGTAGCTGCCGGAGATTTGGTTGACCCATTTGTATTAATGGATAAATCAATCAACGACCCTCAAGGTCTACAGGACTCAATTATTGAGATGAGTAAACAATTTACTTATTTAGATGAGACCACTGGAAACTTCAGAATTAATCCTGGAGCTGTCCGTTTATTGAAAGAAATTGCTACCGAAACAGGATTAAGTTATGAAAATATGACTAAAACTGCACTTGCAGCTTCAGACATGGATAGAAGACTTAGCCAGATATCTTTTGGTATTCAAGGAAGTGAAGAAGATAAAATGCTTGTTGCTAACATGGCCAAAATGGGTGAAAGACGTAGGTTTGAAATCGATTTTGTTGATGAACAAGGAAAACAACAAACCAAAGCACTGGAGGACCTAACTCAAGCTCAATTCGACCAAATCAAACAACAACAAGCTCTTCGTCCCCAAACGATGGAAGAAATAGCCAGAGCCCAGTTAGATACTGACGTTTTGATTGCGGCGGACATTGCAGCCCTCCCAATGAGATTGGGTTATGCATTGGCTGGACAAACAGGATTGACAAGAGGAATTGAAAGCTTGAGAGAAGGCTTTGACAATTTTGCTAAAGAAGCATACGGTGACAAAGCAATACCAACAACAAAAGAATTCCGTGATGCTTTCGAAGGTGTTGGTGATGTTTTAAGAGAAGCTGCTGACAATTTCATCAAAGGCAAAGGAAGTATGGATGATATAGAAGCAGCACTGAGAAAAAGTATCGAAGAGGGAACAACAGAACTTGGTGTCGCTAGCAGAATTCAAAACGTAATTACAAGTTTTGAAAACGTGGAAGCTGGAAGAGAAAGATTCAGACAAGTTACTGGTACAAAACCCACAATTGAAAGTAACAAAGCTTTTGAAAATTACACCAGACAACAAAGAGAAGCTGGACAAACAACAGTTACCGGAGAAGTAGAGTTAACTGGAGATATCAATATTAACGTTAAAGCCCCAACAGACTTAACTGAACAACAAGTATTCAATATATTCAACAACCCTGAGGTCAAGGACAATATCTACCAGATAGTCAAATCAAGAATGGATGCGGCAATCAAACCAATGCCAAAAAAATAAATAAACTCCTATTTATCAATAAAACGCTATAAATGGCAAGCCCACTAGATTTTCCCAGTTCAGAAGTTTTTAGAAAAAAACTTGTGGCAAGAAATTTAATGGCATATAAGAAGTCACCAAAACTTCCTAACCCCCCCTATAACTACGAAACTATCCAAAGAGATTTGTCTCCAGTAGACACCGATGATAGTTTAATTGATACACCAGTTCTTGCCAATTTACTTTACCCTCTTAACCAATATGGCGCTGAGGGTGGATACAAACAAGTCCCTTATGTAGGTGCTCTTCAAAACACCAATAGTAACGAAGGAGAATACGGATTCCAGGATGCAAATATTATTGATGAAGGATACTCTGCCGCACAGGTAGGATTTCCTGGTGTTGCTCCTGCATGGAAACCACTGAATGCTTATGCAAGCACAGACCAATTAACGGACTCTGCTCAGTTTTTCGGGTCACTCGAGATTCTAACCCAGAACAATGGACGGTCAACTAATGCTCAGCCATATCCAAACTTCAATCCCTCTTCGTACCCACTTATTGGTATCATGCTTAATCCAGACCCACAAGGTTCCGATGGATTACTCTCGAGTGACTCGTTTCTTGCTAAATTGGGTGCAACAACTCTTCGCAGACAGATTGAGTATAACATTGCACAGCAAATTAGAAACAATACTCGTGGTCGAGCAAACTTTCTTAATGTAAACGGGGGGGAAGATATTCTTGCGTTCATTAATGGTAGGGTTCCATTACTTGAACCCAACTGGAATATTACTGAGGGTTCTACAATCGTTGGTGCTGCGGCAGGATTACTAAATAGAATTTCAGGTTCTTATGCACCATTTTCGGTAATTCCAGGGAATTATTTTGACCCACAAATCAATAGTGGTATTCCAACAACCGGGCAGCAATTGGCGTCAGCTTTCTTGGGGGCAAATGCTGCAGCGGGACTAGGAAGATTCTTTGCCAGATTGAATTCTCAATCAAACCTTAGGGGTTCAATCTTGTTTTTGGAGAACACGGGTGGTGGACAAAGGTCACAACTGTTTAAAAACATTGATTATAACCTTTACAAGCCAGGTTACGATAGACCTATTTTTGATAGAGTAGCTGGTGCTCTTCAGGGTAGAAATACAAATAATGGTGAATACTACATCGGTAGTGTTAAGTCTGAGCCAAGTCAGGTGTTCTCACCTTCAGGTGATGTTCCAGTTGACCAGTTTGGTCGTGAAATTCAAGCTCCAGTTTATGGTCCCCAGGAGTTAGCACAACTTTATGAGGGTCCTGGTAGAGCTCTTAACCTGGGTGCTAATGGCCCGACATATAGTAGTGGTGGAGATATTGTTGGTGGATTTACTTGGGTATCACCAAAATTCAAAGGGAATGCAGGTAAGTATGTTGGGTTAGGTGGTGATGCAATAGCTGAAGACCCAGACTTTCGTCCATCAGCATACCAACCAACAGAATCAACTGAATTCCAATTCAGACAAGGGTCCATCATGGATGACACCCAAAGAATTATTGATTCGCAGCCAAGAGGAGGAAGAAGACTTCAACACGTAGGAAATGCTATCGACCAAGTTTCCAAGGTTTTCAACGATGGATACAAAGAAATCACCAAGGGTTCAAAGGTAATGAGATACATCGGTGAAATTGGTGCTGAGGTGGGTGTTGAATATTGTAGAATTTTCCAAAAGGATACTCCTTACCTTCAATACAACGACCTGCAGAAGACAGATGGTATTACAACTGAGGGTAGAAGATTTTCATATTCTATTTTTGATAAGACATATAACTTGAATATTGCGCCTAACAAGAGAGAAGGAGGCCAGGATTCAACAAACCTTATTGGTGGTCCAAATGGATATGCTAAGAAATATATGTTCTCCTTGGAGAATTTAGCTTGGAGAAGTTCTAACCGTCCAGGATATACTGTTGCCGATTTACCTGTCTGTGAAAGAGGACCAAATGGTGGTAGGGTTATGTGGTTCCCACCTTATGGCTTAACTTTCAACGAAAGTACAAGAGCTAGTTTTAAGCAAACTGATTTCATTGGTAGACCAGAACCCGTTTTCACTTACTCAAACAGTTCCCGTTCAGGTTCTCTTAGCTGGAAGATTGTGGTTGACCACCCATCGGTATTGAACATGTTGGTGAATAGAGTATTAAACGACACAAACATAAGACAGAGAGCTGACCAGATTTTGGATTCATTTTTTGCTGGTTGTAGAAAATACGACCTTTATGAACTTGCCAGAAAGTATTATACCGTAAATCCAAATGATATTTTCGAAATACAACAAAGACTGCAGACGAAGAACGTTCCAGGAGAAGATGTTGAATATTATGTGAGAACTATCCAGACGGGAGGTTTTAATACAACAGATGGTGGAACTCCTGGTGGTGGATATACTCCAGCAGGACAAAATAATCAAAATTCATCTTCAGGTTTTGATTACTTGAAACTCCAGAACTACGGGCTTTATTTTGAAAACGATATTCCGAAACCGGATTTACCGGTTCAAAACTACCCAGTTTATTATAACACTTACGTTAGTAGTACGAACAAACAAATTTACAATACTAAAGCAAGTCAATTAGGCCAGGAAGTTCAGGTGTCTGAATTTTTTACCCAAGTTATTGAAGGTAATAAAAGTGCAATTGAAGAAATGTTGCTTCAGTTGAGTAGAGATTTGGAAAATGATACTAATGCCACTTGCAATTTGGTTTTGGAAAGTAGCGCTTCAAATCCTCAAAGTGAATCGTATAACCAACTTCTATCTCAGAGAAGAATGAATTCTGCCGTGCAATTTATTTCAAGCATTGGTAGTTTGAACAAATATATTAATTCTGGGAGACTTACATTAAATACTGGAAGCACTCTAGGTGAAAATGCTGAGGTTAAACCTGTTGGATTGAACGGAAAAACTTTTGGTACCTATAATTGTAGTGGGCAAGATAGTTTGTCAAGAGATGCTCAAGTTTACACGGTGGGGGCAATGGCATGTCGAAGAACCTCAATTATTAATATAGATTACAAACCATCACCTCCCCCAGAAGATGTGGACGTGCCTGAGGAAATTCCGTTCTTTGATGAACAAATCATCGAGCAAAGACGACCTAAACAGCCGGTAACGGAACTTGTTGAAGAAACTGTATTCCGTGACAATATTACAAAAAGAGTTCTGAGGAGTTTGCTATCTGAGTGTGATTACTTTGAGGTAATTAAACAAGACACACCAATGGTATATGACAGCTTGAGAGAAAAACTTAAATTTTTCCATCCAGCATTCCACTCTATTACACCGGAAGGATTGAACTCAAGACTTACATTCCTTCAGCAATGTATGCGTCCAGGTGATACAATACCAACAGTTAAAGTAGACCAACAAGGTGGAAGCACTCTGCAATACAATAATGCCGTTAACACATCATTTGGTGCGCCGCCAGTTTTGATTTTAAGAGTTGGTGACTTTTTCCACTCAAAAATTATCCCAGAAAGTTTGAACCTTACTTATGAGGATTTGGATTTGAATCCTGAAGGAATTGGAGTTCAACCGATGATTGCAAACGTTACTTTGTCTTTCCAATTTGTTGGTGGACAAGGATTGAAGGAGTCTGTTGATAAACTTCAAAATGCACTTTCGTTCAATTACTATGCTAACACAGAAATTTATGACGATAGAGCTGATGCGACAGATGATAGTTACAAAGTTATTGACCAACAATTCCTGGACCAACTTAATCTTAAAACACCGCCACCTACAATCAATCAGGCAACCAATACACAACCTAAGAGTAACTTAGAATTTATTGGCACTGTACTGACAACTGTAAACACACCAAATGGTGATATAGGAACAATCCAGTACAAAGATTACATGACTGGTTTGGTTGCTCAAACACAAAACTATTTTACCACAATCAACAACAAAATTAGAGACCTCAATCTTCAATATAACAATGCCGTAAGACAACAGTTTAGTTTCAACAGAAGATATACAACCGGGGAAATGCTAGTTTCTGTTGGAGGTGGAGATGTTCCACTCTTTGGTAAGCCTTCTACTTTTGAAAAAGATGTAAACGATGTTTTCTCAGGTTTTATAAGTGATATTAATAACGACACTGAAGGTTACATCACATACTTGAATGAGGAAGTTGGGTTCTTCTCCAACAAAACTATAAGAGCAATTAAAAACAACTACAGAGATTACATCAACGACTTTAGAGGAACATTCCAAAATGCGGCAACAAGTATTTTACAAAATATTGTGGATGCTGAAACTTCTTACATTCAGTCTTTGTCAAGAGCCAATGTTATTCTATACAATGATACTAACCCAAATTTGGGTACAGATGGATACCAAAGAACAGATGGAAATGCTGTTATAATTGATATTTCAGGTACAACGGCAATTTCAGCATCATCTGTTGGTGTGACGAATACTCTGCAAGAGTTAGATGCTGATTTGAATATAATAGTTTCTGCACTTACCGCATTTGAAACGGCAATCGAAAGCAACTATGAGGCAAACATTAGTGGAAAATCTTACATAGGTTTTCTAGTTACAAATTCTGGTGGTGAAGCTACTGTAAAGGCAGATGTCTTTGAACCATTTACTGATGATGATGATTTCTGGAATT